CTCCATCCACTTTTAATCCTTTATAAGACTGCCATCTCCTTAAGATTTTCTCGGTGATTGCTCCAAAATCTCCGTCTGCTGCTAAGTATTTTTTCTTACCGTTGATCTCACAGGACTTAAATTTCTGATCAAGCAATGCCTGCTGCAGCTTTCTGACCGCTTCACCCTTGCTGCCTCTTCGGATCGTCGGAAGCTCTGTATTGTCTCTTGCTGCCTGTACTGGCTGCTGTACAGCAGTACAAGGAGTCTTGTACAATCTCTGCTCCTCTTCCCTACGTCTTACCAGTCCGTTCAATTTCTTTCCGTTCGCTTTGTTATAGAGGATGATTTTCTCTCCGATCAGATCTACACTTCTGTCCTTACAAAGCGTCTTTAAGTTGCCTGATCCACAGTTGTATGTAAAGGACACCAGCGCATCAAACTGGTTCTGATTAAATCCTTTTCCAATCGCATTGACCGCTTTCTCGGCACCTGCCACATCTTCACGCAGATAGGCTTCTGCCTGTGCCTGTGTGATTTTCTGTCCTTTCTTCACGCCTTTCGTGTGTCCATACCCGATCGTCAACTTTCCTGCCGGGCAAACATATGCCGTTAATCGGCATCCCTCATACTTTTTAATAATTGCTAATCCTTTTTCTGATACTTTCATTTACTGTTCCTCCTTGTCTCTTAACTGGATCAATACCTCTTTCAACTTTTCCGGAATCGGAATAAACTCTGCTGCATTCTCTAACAGGCTGATGGCTTCGTTACACACATAGAATGTGATCACGATCTCTCTAAGTGCCACTGCATGGTTCAGAAACTTCTGGATCTCAAATGCTACCGCAATGATGATAAACATCAGGATTTTTTTCAAAAGTCCTTTGTAACCCACCTCTGAACTAAGCTGTTTTAAATAAACTGCTTTGATAAGTCCGGTCACATAGTCAGCCACTGCTAAAAACACGATGGTCTTTAACAGCACGTCCCAACCTCCAAGGAAATACGCCAGCAGTCCTCCTAAGACTCCGCCGCATACGCTGATACCGTTAAATAATTTTGCCATTTTAACACTTCCTTTCTTCTTTTTATACAAAAACGCCCTGTATCTTCTGATACAAGGCGCTTAGGCTCTAATCTGTGATCGCTGCTCTTAATTCTTCTTTCTCTGCATCCGCCAGCTTGGGATAACCGGCCAAGATATCCTCAAGTTCTTCGCCCTCTGTCATTCTCCGGCGGATGACACGGAGCATGATGTTTTTCGCTGAATTACTCATTATGCTTCACCTCCTAACAATTCTGCCAAGACCTCGTCCTGTTCTGCCTGTGTCTGTTCAAGACTTTCTAAACGAAGTTCTGTTGCAGATTTCATGTGCATGGTAACCATTACCGCCCCGTCCTCATAGACGGTTGCGGACTCAAAAGACAGGTTCTCATATGTACCATAAACCTCTCCATCTCCACCTGACACGGTAAGCTCTGTGACCGGTCGAAAGGCTTTCTCAATGTCTGCTACTGCCTGTCCTTCCATTGAAAATGAAATGCTGTCAACTCCTGTGACTACTGCTTTGCAGGCGTACTCTGCGCCATTTGCTTTAATAAATTCCATGATTCTACCTCCTTTTTATCCTTTAATTCCATAGATCCTAATTGGAATGCAAGTACCGTTCGCAAGTTTATATGATGATCCAGCTTCAATTGTTCTGTAATAACACGGCTCAAATGTTAAAATTCTGCCATTTGTTGTATCACTGATATAAAACGTTCTTTTTGCCCAAACAAGCACATATGTGCTTGTATTAATATTTAATACATGTGTGGTTGTAATTTGCGATGTAGGTTCATTTCTGATACAACATACTGCTCCAGAATTAAAAAACACCATAAATTCATCATATTTCTCTGGAACAGCAACGCTTTGATTCTCGGAGTAAGACTCTGTCATATTAAAGTTGCTTCCGGTATTGTACCAGATCAAATCAAGTCCTCTGATATTAGCTATCTGGTTTGCCAATGTTCCATCAATTGTCGCATTTTTTTCTGTTGCCGGTAATGCTAATCCGGTGCTGTCTGTAACGGCTGATGAATTACTTAATTTAACATGACCATAGACACCGGATGCTGCTTTTAGCTCTTCCGCTTCTTTTCTCGCCTGTATATCGGAATCAATCTGATCCAGTGTCTGATTATATTCTGTCACATCATAGAATTCGTCTACCCCGGGTTTCGTATATTCAAAATTACTCGTTTTCGTTGACATAACTTAAAACCTCCTCTCTGATCTGCCTATGTGTGTATTTCGCTAATTCTTTATGAGTGAACTTTGCCAAAGTTTCATGCTGATTATAAAGTAGTGATAGATCAATCTCCATGTTTGCCGGTATTACTTCCTCTAGCATTTCCTTGACCATAGAAAAATTCTTTTTGTTAATCAGATTGACTCTTACAACAACGCGATATTCGCCATGTATAACCTTTAATGAATATCCATCTTTTCCACAAAGAGTTTCTAACTTGTTGTGGAGTATTTGTACCGTATATGGTATCTTATTATTCCATCTGGACATAATTCGGAATCTGCGATTTTCAAGTGTATCATCATCTAACGCTTGTATTTTCAGCATCTGCTCAAATTTTTCTATTCCCTGTGTATCTGTAAATAGAATAAACTGATTATCTTTGAGCTTTTCCGTGAGATCTTCTAATAACTGGACTTCCGGCTGTTGAACATCCAGTATCTTTTTCAGTTCTATATACTCACGCAAAAACTCCGGCAGATAGCTGACAAGATCAACTTCTCGTATCACTCACTCACACCTCCAAAAACCGGTATCTTTTCAGAGGATATTATTAAATTTTCCTCTGTACCATTTAATTTCGTATCTGTCACATCAATAATGCCCTCTATCGCCAATAAACGCGATTCTATCTGTGCGATTCGTACAACCAGGGCATCTTTGTCCTGCCATTCCTTTCTAAGACCTTCTAAATATCCTTTTATGGCATTTTCGATCTGTGATCTCAAAGCAGAAAAGCTGTAACCTGTATCATATGTAATACTTGTAGTTACAGAAACTTCTAATTCCTCCGGTGTGTCTACCGTAACCACATGACCGATAGGAGCAATCCCACTTCCATCTCCATCTGCCGGATCAATTTGCTGCTGCACTTTTGTGAGCAGCGCAGTGCCGGCTTTCTGGTAAGCCGAATCCAGAATCGTCAACTTTACTGTTCCGCCACCATTCCACACAGGAATCACTTTGACTGCCCCGATGCCTGCCATACTAAGGACCTTATCCTTATAATCCTTTTTGTTACCACCAAATGCCTGTGAATCAAAAGATTGAAAATATCTCTGACGGATACTTTCGGTCTCTTCTTCATCCTCGCCTGGTATCAACAGCTCTGTAAGCTCTGCCGTTTTAAGTCCGTTGATGTAATTTACCGGAATCAGCATACCAAAGTTACCATTGCCACTTACCCCTTCTGTTTCACACTGCATTTGATACTCACCGGCTTTTATTTTCTCTAATACTCTGTAATTCAATGAATCACAGCTAAACCGTTCTCCTTCAGAAAGTTCAATGTCCAATGGAGTAAATACCCCCTTTAATATTGCCTTAGTGGCTGCTTTTGGTGTAATTCCACGTTCTTCTGCTCTTCGCAAAAGATAATCTCTGGATGCCGTGTCCGCGAAGGTTTCCTTTAAAATTACATCCAATTCTATATACATAAGCTGCAATTCCACTGCTGCCGGAGCTAAAGCATCATAGATAATAGATCCTTCCCTTTTATCCATGTTATCCGGAACTTTCTCTAACATCCGTTCTAAGATGCTTTCATATGTGACTTCCTCATACATTTAAACATCCACCTCCTTCTCTGTCTGTATATCTCCAAACACCGTATGTACCGTAAAACTTACTGTAACAGCGTGTCCATCAATTTCAAAGGCGAACTCATCCACGCTCTTGATCCGGTCATCCTGTACAAGTGCTTCGGTAATTCTGCGTTCCAGTTCCGGACATACATAAGAGGACGGTTCTCCATATAAATCCTCTAACTCTACTCCATAATTCCAGGAATAAATAATGTGCTGGTAGCGTTCTGTATTCAGTATCTTATAAATGACCTGCTTCATCGCTTCCAGTCCGTCTATTTTTCCACAGATTGTCTCACCGTAAATATCCATCCGGTAATTTTTGCTTGGCTCTTCTTCTACTTCAAATTCCTGGTCTAAAAAACCAGATACAGAAGGGATCATCCACTCTACCCTATCCTGTCCATGACAAAATACTTCTGACCACTCTGCTGTCTGATAAGAAGGACCTTATCACTGACTGCCAAGCCATTATGCACAGTGATCTCTTTTCTCCCAGACAATGTTGCTGAATTATCATCTGTATTCCATGAAACCGTAACGGCTGTTTTAAAGTCCGTCACATTCCGGGTAAGCACAATCTGCGATTCCCCTAATATCATTTTCTGCTCTACGTTAATTCTTAAAGGCGATGTCCCAACCACCTCTCCAAAATAAACATTTACAGGCTTTGCCGCTTCCATTGCTTCTACGGAAGCCTTTTTTACTAACTTTACAAACTCTACTGCATCAGGCAACGAATTCGCCTCCTCTCAATGTCAGATTCATAAAATGCTCATTGTTCTTGTAGGTATGCTGGCACTTTTCCACCAACATGAAATTTTTTACTTTCATATCCCCAAGATTCAAATTTACAACAAGCATAGATCCTGCTCTCACACGATTATCACCAATAACATTGTTGATTTTCAGATTGCGGGTCTTTTTATTATAAAGGGAGAGCAATGCATCTGCTTTCGCCTGACCATTCTCTCCCTTCTGTAACGTTTCATAATACTGTAAAACGCCCCACTTATTGATATTTTTTCCATGCTGCGCAATATAAACATCACGATGCCCGGTATCTTCGTTATCATATGTTAATTTCACACGATTATAGGTATTGTCATCTATAGATGATGTATAATCAAAATCTTCCCCTGCACCATCATCGATCATAAGATACTTATTCTTCTTTCTGACATACATAGATGATAGGTTCTTTAGTGTGAGTTTTCCATAATCGTCATATAAGACGAACATCTGCCCAGTATTAGTCAGTGTCAGGTCTAATGCATTCTCGATCATCTCAAACAGTGACGTATTTTCTTCCACACGGGAACCTATCACATATTGCGTATTCTCCAGTGTGCCGGTATTCATCCGGTAATCATCCGCAAGTTCCTTTACAAGCTGTGCGGCTGTCTTTCCCTCATAGACCTTCGTATCTTTATTTTTCAAGTAACGAAGCTGATCATATGCCGTTACAGAGATGAGCTGCTCCTTTGTTCTTTGCTGTTTAAAGATAAAACCATAAAAAATCTTTTTCCCATCCACTTTCAGACAAACGGCACACCCTTCCGACACTTTGAGTTTTTTATCCCAAAGCATCTTAAAAGTCAGCTTTCCCGGTGTGCCTCTCCGCTCTGTAGACCATGTGATCCCTTCTTCCACAACCGGGCGATAGGCTTTTTTCCCGGTCGCATCAGCTATTAATAAATCTACTTTCATTCTCTCCTCACTCCTTATACCGGCGGTATCGTAAGCACCTGTCCCGGATAGATCAGATTGGGGTTACCGCCGATCACACCCTTATTTGCTTCATAGATGACTGTATATAGCGAACCATTATTATAAAACTTCTTAGCGATGTTCCATAAGCAATCCCCCTTTTGTACCGTATAGGTCTGGTTTTGTACAGGCTCCGGGGAATTTACCGTCTCGCGTATCGGTTCCTCTTTGACTACCGGCTGTGGCTTGTTTACCTTGATCTTAAGTTTTACCTGTTTGGTACCATAATTACGCCATTGTTTCAGACTGATCTTAACTTTCAGATCAAATCCATTTCCGGCATCCTCTGTGATACGATACTCTTCTAAGGATACTTTCAGATTTGTATAGAAGAGTTTTTTTCCATTTGGAAATCTTCTGCATACTATAAACTGAAATGGTTTTTTATTCTTTTTCAGCTTTTCAAAGTAATTCAGAAAGTAAGATGCTTTCTGAAACTTATTTTTATAGACCGCATATGGATACTGTTGCTGCGGTATCTCACATTCAAAATCAATGTCTGTCAGTCCCGGAGTCTTTAATATATTAATCTCTCCATCATTGATGAGCTTTATTGTCTTGTTGGAATTGTTGATCTTCATCTCGATTTTACCCGGTGTGACCGGGAGCAGGCATTTGTTTAAATACACATAATACCCGCCTTTTCCCGCTCCGGGGATGGTCATCTCTTTTTTCCGGCTCATCTTTTTAGGCTTTTTTTTAGATGCCACTTAATGCACCCCCTCTGTCGCATTACTGATCGCCTCATCTACTGCACTGGTCAGACCTTCTACAACACCGTCTAAATCCATGTCAGAGGCTATTTTATTGTTATTTGTCTGGACAATGCTGATTTCTGCAGTTGTGAAACGATTGATCGTATCTCTCTCTGCAATATCTCTAAGGTATTTCAAATCTTCGCTTGTGGCTGTTAAAGTGTTCTCGATGTTTCCGGCACTGTTTGCAATGTCTGCAACCTTATTTCCTGTTCCACTCTTATCGAGTGTATCGCCAAGGTTATTCGTGCTGTCATCTCCATAGCCTTTGGTGTATTCCTCTTCTTTCGGGATTTTCCCAAAACCATTCAAGAAATCTGACATTTTTCCTGCAAATTCATCGCCTTTTTGTACACCTGAATTCCATGCATTAGTATACTTAAAACGTTCGACGTGCCATTCATTGCCATTTACTGTCGCCATAATTTCTTCACCTTTACCATAAGTTTTATCAACCCAATCACCTAAATTATCTCTCCAGCCTTGAACTGCACCCGCAAGATTTTGCCCAAAAAGTGTATCAATAGCACTTGCAAGTGTTTCCAAAAGTCCAAGAATATGATTTACCAAGCCGAAGAATAACCTTCCAATTGCAGCAACTGGATCATTAAAAACATTTCCAAAGAAATTGGCAAATATTGCAATAAAATTCCACAATACAACAAAAATATCAATTACCATATTAATTAGTGCTACAAATAAATTACCAATTGCAGCAACTGCTACCGAAAGTGCTCCTACTATAATTCCCAATCCTGTATTCGCAGCTCCCGTCAGTTTTGCAATTGCTGTGCAAACAGTGTAAATCAATGTAATAATAGCTATGATCAGAATAATGATCCACGTTAAAGGACAAGCTGCTAATGCCGCATTCAATCCATCCTGTGCTGCTATCAGAGCAAAAATCGCCACTGTTTCGGCAGCACTGGCAAGTGCATGAGCGATCTTTGCCGCAATGTTCTGCAACGTAGTCAACCATGCAATTCCCATTGTCGCATTATAAACAACCAACGCGGCTATCAGTCCCCAGACTATCGGCTCGAGGATTGACCAGTTATCTGCTATAAATCCTGCCGCATCCTGCATAAATTGGAATGCCGGAGACAAAATTGTCAACGTAGTTCCTACGGCAATACCTATTTTTCCCATAACACGCTCTGCCGTTTCTCCAAGTTCCCTGATCCCATCAAGGATTGTTCCAAATCCTGCGTTCGCCAAGGCAGCATTGGCATTGTCTATCAATGATATCCAACCCCTTGTGATTGCTGCCTTGGCATTTGCAATTGTGGTCGCCCACGTTGCTCCCGCTTCTTTAGCTGCTCCTGAAATATTTAAGACTCCATTCGTTCCTTCTTCAAATGCCGTGGACACTGTTGATATGAAATCCATTGATGATATGATTCCATCTGATAAATCACTCTGAACATCGGCGGCAGATCGTCCGGTGGCCTGTGCATATATTCCTACTGCATCGATTCCTGTGTCAGTCACTCTATTCAACTGATCCATCTCTACCGTACCCTTGGTCATCATCTTACCAAGTGCATCCGTTACCGTTGTCAGTGACTCATTGGTTCCATCTCCATAAAATGCTACTGCATCTGCCCACTTTCCAACTTCGGATGTGGCATTGCCGATACCCATTCCTCTGGTTGTAAAATTCTGTACTGCCATTGCTGCCACATCCAGTCCATAGGCAGTTCCTGTTGTAATGTCCTTCAACTGGTTTAATGAAGCAGCCGCCATATCAAAGCTTCCTGTAATGGCTGTCATCGTCCGCTGAAAGTTCGTCATTGTGTCCATTCTCTTCATTGCAGCATCAATCTGCCCTGTTACCGTATTGACAACAGATTGTACAACATGCAACCCTATAAGACCTTTCAACAAGTTATTAGAACTTGTTGTACCACTATTGACAGCCTGATTGAATCTCTGTTGTTCTTCTGTATTATCACGAATATGCTGACCTGTAGATTCTACGTTCTGCCTTAGCTGCTCATAATTGCTATTTGCAGCAGCTACATTCATAGATGACATTGCCGGAGCAACTGAAACAGAAGCAGCCTCTTCCATCTCCCTTAAGGACATGGTTGCACGATCGATTGATTCTCTCGCACCTTCAATGTACGAAGTATCAATCGAAGCACTCAAAGACTGCCGCATTTCTTCCATTTGATAAATGGCAAGGTTGACTGAACCCATGATGTTATATAAAACAGAGCTAAAGTTATCATTTAATTCAATTCCCGTACTGATCGTACCCATTCGTTTACCTCCTTCCTCGTCTCTTTGCTTCCCGTTTGGCTCTTTCTTCTTCCTCTTTATCTTTTTCCATCTTTATTTTTATGGACGCGATCACAAACGCCTTTTCCTGCTCGTCCATTGCAAGGAAAACAGACGGCAGGATATGGAGTTTCAGGAGGGCGTAATGCGCGTAATTCGCTTCGCCATCCCCCTCCTCAATTAGTTTTTTGCTTCATCTACCTTATCATCAAGTGTCTTGGTGAATCCCTGAAATTCCTGTATCCATGCACTAAGTTCCTGATATTCTCCGGCATCATCTACCATCGCATATACTAACTCTTCCGGTGTCTGTACACCGTAAGAATCCTGCAGCTCTGCATTATAAAGATCCGGTGTCACGGTAGATGCCGTGATCATCTTTGCAAGATATTTTGTTAAATCCAATTTCGGTCTATATACATTTGGCTTTCCGGTAACCTGTACATCGATCATACATTCGTCTCTTAATTTCTCATTTTCCTTTGATGTAATGTGACGAAATTCCCACTCTAACGGCTTGCCATTTTCATCTGTAAGCGAAACTGTTGGTGCATAACATCCGTTTTTCTTCTCCTTTTTGTTCTCCTTCATGAATCTGCTAAATTTTGACATATCATTGTCCTCTCTTTCTTTGATTTTTGTATATAAAAAGAGAGCTTATTGCTAAGCTCTCTCATTACCATTATATTTCTTTATTCTACACTATACAGATATGAAACCAATTTATATATCCTCTTTAACTTCTTTGGGTCTTTTATCTTTCCTAATAAATCTATAATTGCCTTCTCATACATTTATGCTACCTCCCCTAAAAACTTGTTAATAAAATATTGCTGTCCTTTTCCAGTCACTTTGGTTGTTTTATTGATACTCACAGAGCCATCCGGATTATTTACTGTACTTTCTTTCACTTCAAACAATCCCATTTCCATACTCCGTTGTGTTGGCATATTCCAATCCGAACCCCGCCGTTTGATCAGATATCCATTTTCTCGCATCCAGGCAAATAACCTCTTTTGCCCAATGTCGACTCCATTCTGTTTTAGCAATTTTGCCAAATCTCCGATCAGTATGGATGTATGACTGGCAGCTACGGCATCTGCAAATATCTCTTTTGGACGCATACGATCATTGTCTGCTACTAATGCGATATTTTGGGTTTTCAGATTTTCAATGCTCTGATTTGCTATTTTTAATGCCCTTGCCATGACCTGCTCTGGTGTATTCCATGCTTTTTCTAAGTCAATAAGGTACTGGCGCACCGCCTTACCCTCTGGTGTCCTCTGAATCATACAAATCTGTTTTGCCATATCTACGGAAATATCATAGTCAACTGACGGTCTACCGCCGCTTTCAGTGGTTTTACTCATTTTTGAGTAATACTCTTTTCCCTCTTCAAATCCGTATTCACACATCCTTGGGAACCAATCATTAAATCGTGTTCCAATATGTAACTGCTCATGCAGTTCTCTAGCTGATACTGTCTGTGTATCAAAATTTACTTTTACTAAATCATTCATAATTCTAAGCCACCTCCATATTCATTTGTGCATTGCAATCGTTTACTCTTTCCTGTAAATATGTAGGCAACTCATAAGCGTCTATTAATTCATGTGCTTCATAAATATAACGCCGTTTTAATGACTTGTATGACTTGAATTTACCCTTGTCGTCATAAAGTCCAAATTCTCTTTTGATCTGATTGTAAATATCAGTGTACACTGCAGAACGTATCTTAGTATCTTTATAAGCGTTTCCTTCTTTTCCACCAAGCATGTCTACACCCTTACGTTTTACATGATTACACAATTCATCTGCCTCGGAACCGTATAGCGGAATATCATACTCAAGATGTTCTACCTTTTTCTCTACGCTCGTAATTCGTTGATCCACTACAATAACGGCTCGAAGTTCTGGTGAAAGATTCTCAAATGTGTTTTCTTTATATTTCTTCTCAATTTGAATGAAATATCTACGCACCTGCTTACCTTTTTCATTACGCTCAAGCATTGCCATTTCCTTGGCGGTATCGAGTTTGATGATGTGGTCTTTCTTTGTCTGACCGGAAGGTGCTAAAATTTTAGCGGCTTCAAAATCTTCTTTCTCTACTGCTTCACAATCATTTAAACGATTACGAATCCAATCGCGATAATTGCTCTTAACCCCTAAAACTTCATAAAGTTCTGACCCATATACTACTTTCTCTCCAGTGCTTGTCTCATACACCGGTACTAATTCATTTTCTATTACTGTCAAATCATTCATTGTTAAATTTTGCATTTTATTCCTCCTTGCAAAAACTGGTGGAATCCCCTATAATGCATATAGGAAATTCCTATAGTTAATAGGTTCCATTTTGAGTAAACACGATAACTTTGACGAGTGCGTGTTTACTCTTTTTTTGTATACATTTTTTCTGTTTCCATTTCGCCAACATTCTTTGAAAAAAAAATTTTTTCTTTTTCTTCTAATGTCTCAATTTGCAAAACAATACACAATCCTTCGATTTCATTTGCTTTGAATTGTGTCTGATTAGTAATTTTCTTTTGTAATCCATATGTGGTTAAACCTATTTTTGAAGCTATATAATATTTTTTTAGACCAGATCTGTCTATTCTATCATTTAACCTCTGTGTGTCTACCATATCATCTCCTCCTTTCTTTGTTTCTATTTTGTCTACAATCGTATGTTACTATATTGTTTAACTATTGTCAACATTTTATTAAACAAAAGTTGAATTTTTTGCTACAAAATGCTAATATATAATTGTGAGGTGATACAATGGAAATTGGTGATAGAATTCGTGCAAAACGTGAAGCACTAGGTATGTCTCAAGAGGAACTTGCAACTAAAATAGGATATAAATCTCGCTCATCCATTAATAAAATAGAAAAGGATGGACGCGGGCTTCCACAATCTAAAATACTTTTGATTGCAAGGGCTCTTGAAACCACTCCTGATTTCTTATTAGGATGGAGTGATGATGAAACTGATTTTTATCCTGATGAAGTATTGTATGGAATAAATGCTATGACATCTCTATTACAATATTTGTATGATGATTTAGATTTTCACGAATATCCTCTTAGTGAAACTTTTGAAGTTACACTAAAAAAAGATTCTAATGAAATCACTCTAAATGAACTTGAATACAACCTATTGTTTGATTTCTTATGTAGCAATATTCCAAACTATATTAATCTTATCAAAGGCAAAACTCCAACAAACGACTAACTTATCTTTAGAAAATACCCGCTTACTTCTGTAAGCGGGTATTCCTTGCACATCTATCTTATTTTTATTTTTACATTTTCACTACCGGAATTGAACTGTACAATCAGTGGATCAGTCGAATTAATCACTGTATCTGGTACTTCAAAAGCAATGTCCCCTTCTTTTGATGACAGCGGATTGATTGTTGAATCATGCATATCTGCACTATATCCTAATAAGATTGTTGCTGAAAATTCATATCCATCTCCGAATAAGATTTTTGCATTCACATCATCTCCCATCCCATAAGATGGTAAAAAGGTATCCGATGTTTTCCCGTTATTTGTTACGTTTACAGATACTTTTGCGAATTGTGCTCCTTCCTGATCCGGTTTAAATGTAACATAATTTTCATCAATACTTGGTACTATTTGCATATCAGAAAATACTATTCCCCAGTCTCTTAATTCTGCGGTCTCCCCAATATTGTAAACCTTCTCGTCCTCTTTTTCCTCCTTGTCCCCATCTTCTTGCTTGTCAGAATTCTTGCTTGTCTCTTTTGTTGTTTCCTTTGATGCTTCTTTTTTAGAATCATTACTGGTTCCACATCCCACAAAGGCTGTCATTGCGACCAAGCATAATAAAATAGTGACTAATGTTTTTTTCCTCATATCTCTTTCTCCTTTTAATTGATATGAAAAATTATACCTTATCTGTAGAATTCTGTCATCTTTTTTCTTCTCCCCATGCTAAGCACAGGGAGCATTTTTCTAATTTGTCAGGAAACCTTTCAGATTTTTGAATTTCTCCGGCATAGAGAAATCTTCAAATGTGAAGTCCATATCTTCGTCCAGATATTCTGAATCCGCATCAAACTTCGCCAAGATTCCACCATCAATATTACAATCCTCTAAGATAATTGTCTGTCTGCCGGCAGAGCTTGTCGGGTCCTCATTTGTGATCTGAATGTCAAAGTATGTATCACGCCCGGTTCTTTTATAGTCCAACATCATCTTACGGAAAATACTGGTGTTATAGTGGAACGTTGCTGAACCAGTCCCTTTCCATCCTGTTGTTTTATTTCCTTTTCCGGTTTTTCCTAAAATCGGGATCTCTGATTTCTCTTTATCAAATTTTGCTTCCAGATTGATTGCCTGCATGAAGTTATATCGTCTGTCTCCAATGGTTACAAAACACTCTGCAAGAGATGCTGATACCGCATCTTTCGATAACATTACATTATTTTTTCCCATGCGTTTCTCCTTTCTACGCTACCGTTACCGTCATATACAGCTTACTCATGGTATTCACTACCTGAATGCCACTTGTCACTGCTACTGATTTTTTTGTATCTCCCTGCTGAATCGTTACATCTGTATCTGTGAAGTTTTCAATCGCACCAATGTCCTGTAACTGCTGTCGGATTTTTACTAAATCAGACCACAAAGATACCCGACCGGAATCATTGTTTGGAATGATGCCAAGGTATTTTTTGTTAAACAACAGTGCGTCATCATTAGCAATCTGGTCGATCACACGGATAGTCTGATTGTCTTTGAAAATCTCACCGCAGGAATCTGTTACCGTAACCATGCTGTTAATGTCCTCTAAGACCCGTGTCTCAAAGTTGACCTTATGTAACACAAATTCTCCTGCTAAAATCGCATCCTGTAACTCTGCCTGTGTATAGTCGGTATCAACCTCAAAGGCACCGTCATACTGTTTGTTCTGACAGGACTTATTTACTTCACATCCGCACTCTGCACCAGTTACCCAATAAATCAGAGATGCTTCACTGACACCGGTATCAAGTACCTTATTCTTCAGATTGATCACACCGAGATAATCTGCGCTCAGATTATAAAGAACAACCTGAAATTTTACCCCCTGCTCATCACGCATCCGTTTGCTGAATGCTGCATACAGTTTCTTTGTTGTTTCATCCGTTGTGATAACCCCCATCGCATTGTAAGAATACGATTCGATCTTATCAAGATATTTCTGATGCGCTGTCCCATCTACTGTTGCATTTGTGCCTCCTGCCAACGCAGTGCCAGCAGTTACCTCCAGTGCTGCATCACTCTTAAATGTAACGTAATCATTGGCTACCAGTTCAGATGCCTGTGCTACCGTCTGTGTATCTACTCTGGCTGTCTCAAGATACGTCATTACATCATACTTACTGGTCTCATCTGCATTTGCCTGAATCACAATTTTAATGTCATTACCTCGCGTTCCACCATACAATGCGGTTGCAAATGCATTCGTTGCCTTTGTGCCGCCGCCATTTAAGCGGTATGCATATAAGGTCTTTGCATTCATAAACAGATCACTCAAGCCATTCATTTTCTCATGGTCATGAGCATATCCGAAAATTTTCTGACTGTCTTTCTGGAAGTCTTCATTAGAAACCTCAAATACTTCTCCTTCCTTTCCCCAATCCAATTCTAATGGCATAGTTGCAATACCCCGATCAGATAATACCGAGCTTGCAGATGCCACTGATACAAAGTTGATATATGTCCCAGGCAGGATTTTATCCTGTGACATATAACTTCCTCCACCTAATGCCATTTATTTCACCTTTCCTTTCATATACTCTGCGATCATCGTTTCTACTTCTTCCGTGGTGTACTCTCTGCCATCCTCTAATATGGCATTTAATAAATCCCTCCTCCCACGGTAATTTTTTGATGCGATGAACTGTTCTTTGTAAAATCTCTGTTCCTTTGACTTCTCATTTTTCTTGATCTCTGCCAAATCATTCACCTTCCTTTACTTCCATTTCTGATGTAATGTTATCCATTACTGTATGTGTTTCTTCTTTGCATACAAAGCAGTTGTAATTCATAAAAAAATTCAATATGCCATCTGCAATCTCATGATGCATATTCGTTCCGCGCAACAGATCTCCATTCACATCGATGCATTCCATACACCAAGTTAGGCTCTCTGCCACTTCATTACATTCCCACAGGGCAGCATGGCTATTGGGGATAGACTTTGGAACATACTGGATGCAAAACTGATTTTCCCGGTAGTATCTGTTCCCCGGAAATTTGCTGATCTGGGGATTTAGACAATTAATAAAAAAACAGGGAATCTCTAACCCCTGTTCTACCTGTCCTAAATGAACATCATAACCAAATTCTGTATCCAGCGTATTGCTGATAGCTGATATGATTGTATTAATCATCTTGATAGTCCTCCAAAATATCTATATATCCTTTGCTCTAAAATGGCAGGTGCAATTCTTTCCAGTTCCTCTTCAGATATTTTCATCATAAACTTTCCTGGTACCCATCCTTTATGATTAGGTGTCCGATGTCCATATTCCACATAGCTTGCATACTCCATTGGATTTGTAATAGCAATTTCATATACATTCCCGGAATGATTGACCTGTACAGAATTTGCATAACCTTCGGATGACGTTCCGTCCGTCCATGCACGCCTTAAAGTTCCTGTGTCTGCCGGGGTTCTCTGAACCACCATCTTAAGAAGCCTTGCTGCTAATTCTTTGGCACAGTCTTTCATAAATTCTTCCGGCTCCTGTAACTTCTCTAACTCATCTCTGAGTTTACGCAGTTCCCTTGCATCAAAGCCTCCCATCCGTGACATTATGCATACCTCCCTGCTAATTTCAATATGATCTCCTGATGTGTTTCATATACTGCCGGTGTTCCACTGCACTCATATGTCTCTGTGACACCGGCCTGTGTAACTGTTATCTTTGCCCCCGGTTTGATTTTCGTTTCCGGGGACATAAATAATTTTATGATCTGTGAGGTCTTTGCTACTGATTCCGTCTGGTCTGTTGTACTGACATTCGAATATGACAGCCTGCACGGCTCATCCTCTAAAACGATCACCTCTTCCGTGGATGTTAATTTCGTCTTTTCATCCTTAACCTTTTGAGATTCAGTAACCGTTGCCCTTCCATCGTACAATTCTTCCTGCATTTTTCTTGCAAGCATCCGTGCCTGTCTTATTGCATCTATCATCGAAACACCACCTTGCGATAACGGTTCAGAGAAAATTTATAATTTTTTAATAGGGTATCTTTAAAATTGTCATCCACACTCTGCTTAAATGATACGGAAGTATCACCCTCACTAATAGATGAAACAGCACCCGTAGCGGCTTCCTCTTGCCCCGGCTTTTCATTTCTATACAGATCAATCGCCATACGATAAGCTGTATTGAGCAGACCATCCGGCACTTCCTCAATGTGACAATAATTTTTTGTTATTTCTTCTACATCTGAGATAACAAATGAGAGTGACACATCTTTCGATGTATCGCCCTCATCTATTCCCAATAACTGTTTCAGCCTACTTAATTCCATGCTGTCACTCCTAGCCAATTTTATGTTTAATAGCTACAATTCTAAGCTGCTTTGGTTCATATACCGGTTTCCAGTTTTCTGCCATTGCAAGTTCTGTTCTAAGCGGAGTCTCTACATGATCACGTTTTGCTCCTGTGTACGCAATTCCTCTTGGATGTAAAATAAACGCCTTGCGGTTGATGAGATAATCAATTCCACCTCCGGTCTGTTTATCACGATCCACCTCAGTAGATACAAATCCAGTAGGAGAACCATTACCATATGCTACAGCACCATTACCGAAAAGGTATGTTGTGTATACACCATCTGCAACCGGACAACCATCATCTACGGTCACGCGTCTGCCCTGATAAGTATCAAATTCTACATCTGTAGAATCACGTTCCGTATCAATCAGATTCAGCTTTTTGAGATAAGATTTTGTTGCTGAATGCATTGCCACACCAGACAACTGTGCCTGTGCATCACCCAGAAGCTGACACGCATCGATAAATGCAGATGCGCTGATCTGTTTTGCAGCATCTGTCTTACCTGTAGTAAGATCAAGGATATGATCTTTCATTCTGGTTTCTGCTGCCGGTGTTCCTTCGGCTCCTGCTGTAGTTGTACCAAATACTCCAGCAAGAATTGCGATGAGCTCTTTCTGCATGTCCCTTGCCCAGTAAGATGCAACCAGATCACCGATCGCTTTCATCGGATCAGCACCGGCAAGAGCTGCTGAAAGATTCGTTGCTCCCCACATATTCTGACGGAAAATAGTGGTTGATACATCCTTATTAGATCCGATTTTTTTTGCGGTCATCTTTACATCCTCAAGAATCGCTTCTGATTCTCCCTGTAAATCCTCAAAAAACGGCATATTATGTGTTCTTGATGCTTCGGATGCCAATGCATCAAAATCTGGACTGTTTACCACGATCCCACTCTGGAAAAATGCGGACAACTCCATAGTTCTGTTAATTACATACCGGTTAAAAAGTTCCGGTACAATTACATCTGCAATTTTTGTAATTGCCATTAAATCATCCTCCTTCTTATAATGTTACTCCGGCTAACGCAGCCATTTCTTTTGCCTGTGCCGGATTCTCTTTTAACAATCGTCCCTGTTCGGTCAGATTGAAGGTGTCTTTTGCAAATGGATTAGAAGTACCGCCACCATTTCCGTCTTTAGGATTATACGGTGGCTTCTGCTGCTCCTGCTTAAACAAATGTGCCATTGTGGTATCTTCCTTATACGGCTTCACAGCCTCTTCCACACCGACCGGCTTACCTTCTTTATCAAATGTGAACTTATCCAGTCCACCGGCTTTGTAGATCAGATAATCCGGATCAAGGACTCCCTGCTTGGCAAGAGATTCCTTCAGCGCATAGGTCTTTGAGGTGTTTTCAGCGGTCTTCTTAAGATTTTTGATTTCAATCTCATAATCTCCAATCTTCTTCTGTAACTCCTCATTGTCGCCATTAGATTTTTTCAACTCCTCAATGGTTCCATTTGCGGTTTTCAGTTCCTCGACCTTTGTATTAAAGTCGTCTTTTGGCACCGCATACTTTGGGAACTCTTTCTGTGCCGCATTCATGACTGCATCCACGTCCAGTTTTCCGTCTTTGATTTCTGCTTTTTCCAAAATTGCCTTTAACCATTCCATTCTCTTATCCTCCATAGATTTTTATTCCCGCTCTCCGGGTATTGGGATTCTCTGTTTATTCTCCAGATGAGTACTACCGTTCTTTAATGCCTGCGGAAAAAGGCATATAAAAACAGGGCTCCCGGAGGAACTTACTTAGCGTCACCTCTGCGCCGTTCGGTCCATAGATTTCCAGTTATCCTGTTATTACTGGTTTAGGGTACAAAAATACCACCATGTCATTTCTGACTGGTGGTAGCTTACTTTATTTCATTTGTGTACTCTATCTAACTTTTACAAATCCAACATTATTATTGCAAATAGTACCTTCTTTCTTTTCTTTACTTAATACCTCTTCCGGTATTCTATCTGGATATGCATCACATACCATCCCTTTCCTTACATTTTTACATCTCAAACAATATGGAATTTTTATCATTCCTTTTTCCACCTTTCTATGTATGTCTCTACTAACTTTCGAGCTTTCTCTGGAACATTCTCACCGTTTCGTATTCTAACAAATGCCTCTGCAATTGTTTCAAAACCATCCTTTGTAGCATCAGAATATATTGACACTCCCGGAACATATTCTTTTTCAATCATTCCCATGAAAGCTGTAAATTCCTCATTACTCTGTATGTGTTGTCCTGTCATCACATGTGCCATCTCATGTATAATATGATCTTCTATGCTTTTTCCAGCAAAATAACCCATACGATAACCTTCAGCAACCACATTTTCAAATCCATCGAAATTAAAACCACTATTTAAAACAAAAACTGCTTCATGCTTACCATTATTGTCTATATATCTACATAAATAGGGTGTATCTGGTTTCTCTTTGCTTATATCTTCTACTAATATCTTACTCAAATGAATATTGTACTCATTTTCTATTGTATCGATACCATTCTGCATACTTTTAAGGATATCAGGAGTTATACCTGCTGTATTCCTCATTTCCTTTGGAATTCTAATCTCTTTTATTATACCAGATTCTTCTGATAATTCTACAAATGTCTTTTTCCATTCCTCATATGTCGTATCTGCTGACACATAATATGTCTTACCATCCTCGTCTCTGGCAGCACGTTCTCCCACACTGTCGAATTCATCATCGAAGTACGGACAAGTGCAACCACGACAGTTCGGATGAAATGGAGGCGCTGTTACACCCGTTTGGAAATCGCTCATTGGAAAGTGCTGCTTGTCCATTCTACCGCATGTATTACAGGTTCTTTCATCTAACGTCTCTATGACCTCAAACTGCTCAACCCCCAGTTTTCCCATGCAATCCTGTCTTGCCTTGTTTGCAAATACGGCTGACTCTGTCATAATTACTCTGCCCGCCTGTGCTTTAGATACATCCATCTGCTTAGAAAACTCTGTGATAATTCTATTTGGAGTTTCCCCTGTAATACACATTCTTGAAAGGTTATTATGTAAATTGTTAATTAATTTTGTTTTATTGTCCCACAGGCGATCAGAAAAATTTTTTTCGTCTACTGCCCAAGGCTTGCAAACTATCTTTTCAACTACATCAGAGTTCAGATGTTCTATTTTAGAACCGACACCAATCCCTTTTTGAATCTCATATGCCGTATGGTAAAAATCTGCAGTATACATATTCTGTATATGACGATCTATGGTGTCTGTGCAATTGCCGTAAAGTCTTTCTAATTCCTGCTGTGTCTCAAACTGTAAGGCTTCCAATCGGCTGATATGTGCTCTCGCGGATGCATTCTCAAGTTCTTTTTCCCAATTACCATTTTTCTCGTTTTCTTTGGCATATTTGATATATTCCTCTAACGTCCACTGGAATTCCTTTCGTTCTTTGTTCGTGAGCATTTTCTTTGCTTCTAACATGGAAACTCCATTGTTCTGTGCCAATCTCTGATACCAGGCATCAATTTTTCCTTCAATTGCTGCCTGTGCTTTTTCAAATTGTTCCTGAATCTCCTGCACTTTCTGAACAGATGTATCATGCTGTGCTTCCTCCATCTGTTTGAAGCGTTCCTGCCAGTATTGTCTCATCTGTTCACTCATGCAATCACCTCATTCCGCTATTCTGTATCCTCCGGATCATCGTCTGGCTTGTCCTCTTTTTTACTTGCCTTGAATGCATCAATATATGTATCAGCTTTTTGCTTCGTTTCCTGCTCCTCTTTCTCTAACTGCTTCAACTCAGCATCTGCATCTTCGACAAGCGGATGATTTTTCAAAATAGTCTTTTTACTAACGATTCCCACTGAATCTTTACAAATCTGTGCCTGTTCTGTATCGTTTTTGATACTGGTCCGCGTCCACGTTTGCACTATCTTTTTGCATTCAATCCCCTGATGCCGGCAGATTGCTCTAATTAATCTGGCAAATCCAAGTTGAAACTCTGTTTCTGTCAATCCAGCTTTCATTTCAAGTAATGAATACATAAACTTTAGTGCTTCTCCCGACTGGTTTCCGAAATTTTCCGGCTGTGGATCAAATCCCTGCCCCTGTTCGAATATCGCTTTTCTCGTGGCTTGCAACACACTATTACGAGCTTCTATTGGGATTTCAATATTGAGTGTACTCACTCCCGGATTACTGCCCTCGTCCCCATCCACTTTGATGGTTTTATACTTTTTCAGTTCTGATAGGAACGAAGTAAGGTCTGTACCGCCATATCCCGATAATACAAATATCAACTCCTGTATATCATCCAGATCATTAATAAAACCGCTGTAGACCTTATCATATACGTCTATCAGCGGCTTAATGTTTTTCAAGTCATTCGTATTTGTATTGTTATTCGGAAATGGGATAAATGGTACTTCTCCGAAATCATGTCTGTACTCTGCGGTAAAATCATTTGCATCTGGAACCATGAAAGTATTGTAATAACATAATCCGTCCTCTAAAGTGTCACCATCTTTTCGCCGGAATGCCCAACAACTTTCATCATTCCAATACTCATAATTTATATAGGTATCTCCCGTTTCTTCATCAATTTCATTATATATTCGCAAGACACCTAATAATCTCCTTTTCAGATCGCATGAAACTATCGGAATGATCTGCTTACTGTCCACAACTGCCCATTGAAAGGTACCATCATTATCTTCCCAATAATGTATCCATCCAATAGCTGCGTTAGCAGCATTTACACACAACTCCATACAGTTTTTTCGATATTCATCGCCCAAAGCATCTGTTATAACCTCATTTCCCTGTTCGTTCCCTATATCAAACAGTGGGGGTGAAGTAAACATATATGCAGCTTTTTGATTAACGATCAATCCATGAAAATTTCTTGGTATTCGGTTATCTGCATTTCTCAATGGATTTTCCTGATCTGTTTCTCTATTTTGATTCTGTACAAGAATATCCGTCTCATTGCGGTAATACCGCTCTGCTTGCATTGTTTGCTGAACCATCCTTGTATGCCCCGGCTCATATTTTTTTATCAATTTTTTTATTGTTTCAAGATCCATCGTCTACCTCACTTCAAAATACTAATGCTTCCCGGTTTGCGAATAATCGTATAACAGAAGTACCTCAATGCGTCCATTGCATGATCGTACTGCTTTATCGGCTTGTCCTCGCCACGCTCAGATGCTTTCTGATCCCATATGTACGATCCGAATTCTTTGATTGTATTCTGACATTGGTCACTGATCGCGATCTTACCCTGATTTAGCAAGGATGCCACAAATCGGATACCATCCAGTACATCATTTTTCGCTTTCTTGATTGCATAACCTCGCTTTTTCAATTCTGCTATGAATGATGCCGCAGATGGATCAATCACAATCTTGACCGGCTTTATTCCATCTAACCACTGTTCCAGATCATCCGCATACTCGGTATCCGTTTTCTGTCGCTCCTCATCACGACCGGAATAATAATACTCGCGGCAGCATACCCACCGCCCCAATTTATCCTTGCACCATAGCAAAAACACGGTTGCATTCTGTGTACCATAGTCACAGGACACATAATAATTCGCATTAACCAATCCCGACAGACTCGATATCACATGCTTGGCAGTGTCGAACATATCATAGATGATGCCCTCTGCCATCGCCCATAAACCAAGAATGTACCGGCGATAGAATACACCGGTGTACATACTTCGATATCGTTCTTTGATTTTCTCCGACAGGCTTAGGTTGTCATCCATCGTAAAATGCAGATACAACAGATGCTTTCCTTCTCGCTTATCAATCCAATTCAGTTTGAACCAATGATATGGTCCATCCGGGTTGCAATTGAACCAATATTTTGAACCGTCAACGGAGCATCGTCCGGTTGCCTGGTTCACGAAGCTTTCCGGCATCAGCGCAACTTCATCAAAAAAGACCCCAGCCAAGGTAATACCTTGAATGAGATCCTGCGATCGTTCGTCTTTGCCACCAAATATATAGAAATAATTGGTCACGCCTCCTCGGGAAACAATGACCAAATTGTCAGCTCTGTGATCTGCAACGGTGTATCCTCTGCTTCTCAACATCAGCTTGAGCCAAAACAGGACGTTTCTACGGAAAGAACCGATTGTCTTTCCACACATGCCAAAGTTCTCGCCATTAAATGAACTCATTGCCCACATAACAAATGACAGCGACATACTCACGGTCTTGCCCGATCGGATTGCTCCATCGGCAATTATCCCATCTTTATCTTTGACCGGAGAATTCTCACACCACCAATTCAGTACTTTGCGCTGCTTTTGGGAAAATGGTTTAAATTTAAAGACCTGTTTAATCTTATTGGTTTTCTTCATTGCTCCAATCCTTCGTAGCTGTACCATTTAACGCTTCAAGGAATCCATCATCTACAATTTCCTCGCTATCATCCGTCTGTACTTTTGCCCTCAGAAGTGCAATCTCTGCCTTTTGCTTATCTGTGGCAAGGTCCATGTGATCCGTAAGCCACTGCAACGCTTTCATTCGGTCGGCAAGTTTTACCTTTACACCAGCCTTCCCCTTAGATACCTCGGAAATGATTGTCCCGTCCACATCGGCATTATTCTTGATATTAACATAGCTTACTGTGATAGTCTTTCGCTCCCCTGTATCTAAAAGCACATCCATCTCTTCATTTCCAAACTCCACAAAATCAGTCACATCAGCAAAAGCAATATCCATGTACTTCTGGAAGATATCAGATTCACTTAGGAACTCTCGATTGAGCCGGTCCTGTTTCAGTCGCAAGATTTCATCTTTTACCTTATGATTTCTAAGTAACTGAGAGCCATTAACCATTGCGGTCGTGTAATCACAACCATATGCTTTCTGATATGCCTTGGTAGCATTGAAGCACCGTATGTAATATATGCAAAAAAGCTGTTGCTTGTCGTTTAACTCCGTATTTTTCATTACGGATTCGACCTCATGTGCAACAGGACTTTTTTTGTTCTTTCTAGGGGACTTATTATTTTTTGCAACGTTGCGTTTATTCTTTTGCAACGTTGCGTTATCCCCATCCCATTTATAACGATTTTTCCAACTACGCACCGTTCCTTCTGCAATGCCTAGCTGGCTTGCTATCTCTACTAACTTAAGCCCTTGCTTATACATTTCAAAGGCTTTATCCGCTCTCGCATCTTTGACCTTCGGCAAGGACTATCACCACCTTATTTTTATTTTTCAAAAAAGAGCCGTTACACTAAGTTATAGTGCACAGCTCCTTCTTAAAACTGGGGGAGTGTAACAGATATACGCAGCTGCTACAGTCTAATTGGATAAAAAATATGAAAAGAATTAACGCGATGTCCGTGTCATACACTTTCATCAATACCATATTAGCACATCGAAAACGAACATTCCGAACAAAACGAACAAACTTTATTTTTCTTTCAAAAATCTGTCAACTTCCATTCTCACACTATCCCCGGTAGCCATTCTACCAATCCTATCTGCTACCTGTTCCCATGACATTCCCTCAAAGTACTTGTATCTGATTATTCTCTGCATCCTGATTGGTATAGTATTCATATACTGCTCTACCTTTATTTTTATATCTGATGCATTTTCTCTTCGTTCACTTAATATTTTTTCTTCTAATCGCAATCTTGTATCATCTGCATATGTATACGCTGTTCCTTCTACATGGAAGTGCTGCTCCTGATACGGAAAGTCCGGGTTGCTTCCTTTCACTGAACCTTGTACCGTCTCACTCCTCTTTCTTTTCAATCTTTGGATATCCTGCTCCGTCTCTCTGATCAGTTCACAGGCATCTATATAGTCCATTAAAATCTGTTTTTCCAATCTCATTCCTCCTATTTTTAGGCAAAAAAATACCAACCATCGAATATTGACGGTTGGTAAATGTTTTCTAAAGATTTCTCATGATATTTCCAAGTTCTGTTGCTGTTCCCTCTCTTCCATTCTGAATCTTATTCAGCAGGTCATTAATCATAAGAAATCTTTGGCTCACATTTGTTGCTAAATAGCCATCCATTTGTGCTCCACTTAATTCATATATCCTTCCTCGTTCCATCATATCCAACTTATGGTTGATTTCACTGAGTTCATGACTATATTCCTTTAAAATCTCATAATCAAGCTTTTCCATTGTAATTCCCCCAATCTTTTGTGATATGGAAATTATACCACTTCAACCGCCAATATTCAATTTTCAATGTTCAATACTATCTGTCAATCGACAGAATCTGACATGCCTTGTCTCATTATCTCATTCAAGCAGGCGTTAAATCCTCTCTGAACATTCTTTCTCCATGTTCTCCAACTCCGCGTTCTCTTTTCTCCGGCAGTTCCCGGAGCGGACACCAATCTGGTCTGCATTCTCCTACATGGCATTTATTTGTAATTTTGCAATTTGCCCAATTCTGTAGTTTGCATTTAAAACAGTTCTCCGGCATATCCATTACCAATACTGCTTTTGCCATATCACTCACCTCCTAAATTTCAGTTCAATTTACAAATACCTTTATTTTCATCAAGTGTGACTATATTTCTTCGCGCAAGCACTCTCAATGTTGTTATTTGGCAACTGAAAATTGGAATGTTGCTGTTATGATCTTTGTGAAATTCACAATTTTCATATGTCCAAAACCCATGTTTTTTTATCAAAATATTTCCATGCGCCTTCATAACTCGTATAACATCTTCTTGTGCTCTTGATAAATCTTCATAACCATAAGCCATCTTTTATCCTCCGCTAAACTTTAATTTTCTTCCGGTTTCTCGCACCGCTCAAATTCGATCACCCATACCCAAGGATTCGCATCCCAGCCATAGCGGTCAAAATCAGGTTTCTTGATGGTGGAGTTCCAAAGTCTCTGAAAAAGAAAATACAACTCCGACGTATAGTCGAACTTACCAACGCATTCTTTTGGATCAAGGATAATCCCCTCATTTTTAATTACATCAGGTGTAATTTCCTGCAACCGCTCCACTCTCACATCCGTACACTTTAACCAGATGCGTGCGGCTTCTTTCGGCATGCGGATGGACGGGTGCCATTTCATCTCGATTTCTTTTCCATCACGGTAAAACTTTTCCGTATCGGAGTAATCTGCACGATACATATATCGTTCTAATCCTTTGTACCATGTTTCTAAGACATACAGGATATCGCCAGTCTGATATGGCAATTTAAAGAATTTCTCTCCGTAACCATCTGCAAATGTTCCGCGGCATGATATATACCCTTTTGGTGTAAAGGCGGTATAACCCCATATTGCATCATCCGGGACAAAGCCTTTTACAAGTCTGCGTATACAACTCTTTCTTCCGTGCAGATTCGCCCGAACCATTTCCGTGTTAAATAATATAGGCTTGATTGCCATCTACTCCGCCACCTTTCAACTGCTCTGCGATTTCATCAATATTTCTTGGATGCAATCCAAATGTTTGACACATAACATCTTGCTTGCATGTTTCTGCAAAATCATCAATAGCCTTATTTCTCTCCCTTTTTGCCACCTCTCTTATGTCATCGACAGACACAAGCAAATCGTCCTGTCTGTTACATATCTGGTCGATAGTCATTGTTTGAATTGGGGTTATCATCTACTCCACCGCCTTTCACAATCTGCATAACTGTCTGATATAGTGCTGATTTTCTGCCTACAATTTTGGTTATGTATTCATCCAACTGCTTCACAACCGCATCCACATCGTAGGCGGTTGGCATATCATTAATCACTTTTTTTACAGCATCGTAATCGTCCATATTTTTAAGCATTCCGCTCAAATTGTCCAAAATCTTACCTGCCTCAATCAATCTGCTCATTCTTCATCACTCCAATCTAATTTCTGACCGCAATCCGGGCAGTAATTGTAATTATCATAATCAACCTCGTAGTGCTTTCCGCAGCAAGGGCAAATCCATGTATCATACACAAGATGTCCGTCGGCGTATCCGTCTCCTTCGTAATCCGGTCGCCTTGCTGTCTGCTTCTCCACCGCCGCCCGGCATTCTTCCGGTGTGCCGATTGTGCGGTACTGCTTTAACTCTTCCACCATTACCAATATAGTGTTCGACTTTTCCTCTCTACCTTTATAAACAAGCGGGCTTACATTTGGCTCTTCTTTGGCGATATGGTCAAGAGTTACCGTTGCGTGGCTTTTGATATTCTCAATAAATTTTACTGCTTTTGTCTCATTCTCTGTCATTCCTGCACCTCTAACAGTTCCGGATTATCAAAAATATTTCCAATAACTTCTACGCATTTTCTTTCTTCTGCATAAAATCCTAAGTTGCAGTAACAAGCCCCCCTTTCCTTATGGCTTACATAACTGTAATCCAATGTCCAGTCACCATCGCGATATTCTACAATCTCTGGATACTGTTCTTTTCTATCGCAAATATCATTCTCCCAAATCAGCTTATCGTTCTTGTCCTTAAGTCCGGTGCACTGGCAGATAGTGGATATGTCTACCTCATACATTTGCATAACTTCAAGAATATGATCATACTCTTGAACAATATAAGGAATACCGGTAAATGAAAATATCAAATACCCTTCCACCCACTCTCCATTATCAATTCTCTTTGCCTTGGATAAATATCTATCTTCCATGATTCTCCTCCATTTCTTTCAGCTTGGCTTCTGCTTCATCTCTGGTAAGAAATACTGACTTTCCAATTTCATCAAAAGATATCCAGTCGCAAAGAGTAACCGATTCGATATACATTTCTTTGTCAGCAACAGTCATTTCTCTGCATACTGCGACCTCTACTCCATCATCGGTTATGCGGTAAATATTACTTCCCACCTTGCACGGTAACCGCAAAATCAATCCTTGCTCTTCGGCATCTTCATATGCTCCAAGTTTTTCACAGACACTTATCGTATTCTCACAGTTATCACACTTACCACTTGCTCCAAGTCCGCCACACTTTTCAAAACATTTCGGAAAATAATGCGAACCAACATCGTTTTTTTCTGTTAATCTCTCCATGCTATCCTCACTTTCCCGGTACGGTTCCGGCAGTGGCATCCATGCGATAACGCATCCATCTTCATCCCATTTACCATTTTCGATTCCGCACATCCCTGTGAAAGGTTCTTCCTGTCCGACAAGCTCTCCGTCAAGCGTTGTTAAATATGTTCCATCTTCCGGTAGTCTTTCAGCCACCGGTATCCATCTCTGTTCCATGTTCTACCTCCTAAATTTCAGTTTACCGTAGTAATTCCTTCGGGAATTCCTGTACCAATGGATTCCGCCATATGTTCGCAAGACTGGATTTCATGAACACCGGAATACTTTCATCGTAGCAATCAAATGTAATAGATCTTATCCAATCTCTTTTAGGTATCACCTTGTCTTTTCTGTGTCCTGTCTCTGCTCCAACGATTACCCAATCTACATAATGAGCAGCCATGTAATAATCCCAGTATTCAGACACAGTAATGTCTTCAAGTATCGGTTCAATGCTTAAAAAAGTCTTTGTTTGGCAATTTAGGTCTGAAAATGTTTTCGCTGCAAGTTCAAGCTGATCTTCGTTTGTTGCACTTGCACCATACCACATATTGTCAGCTACAATCAGCTTTCCATTATTCTGTAAATCAACGAATCTTTCCGGGTTCTTTGTCAGGAAAAGATAATTATGTTGCGGTGCTTTTGCACAGGCAGAAAAAACTTCCTCAATCCAAGAATCAGGAACCCAATGACCAAAAAGATCTGCCATAGAGCATACAAAAATATTCCTTCCGCCCTTTTTCTCGTATTCATTAAGCCTGTATCTATGTAGTGTGGGCTTAAATCCATATGGATACGCTTCAGCCTTCTCCGATTCATCGAAATAAATACGATCATTCAGTTCTATCAGCGCATCATCCGTCCATTTCTCTCCACCACCAGAAAATCTATTTGCAATGCTTCTTGCGTAGCAATATTTACAGCTGTGAAGACATCCGGTAACCGGATTCCATGAACTATCACACCAATCTATTTTTGTTTTTTCCATATTCCGTTCCTCCACTAAATTCTAATTTTCCCAACTACCGAATTTTCCTCGGTAGTTCGATTCTACGCAAACCGGAGCTGTCCGGTCTGCTCCTGCGCAATCTTTATATTTCCAGTCCTTTTACACCTGCACAGTTCTGGCAGATTTGCCTTGACCAGTGCTGCCGGTATCGGCGGACACACAGCATTCCCGCATCTTCTGACCTGCTCTGTCCTCGGGTATGCCTTTCCCGTATAATCATGGTCTATTATGTAGTCATCCGGGAAACCTTGGCATCCATACAGTTCCCGAGGCTCCAGCATCCGCAGTCCTATGTCTACGATCTGATAATCCACGCCCTCAATAGTGACCAAGCCAAATCTGTCTTTGGTCGTAACCGTATCAAGTGGTTTTTCAATGTCCTGCCCTGTGGCATCTCCATAATATTTAATCAGAAACGCTCTAACCTCGCCAAAGTGTCCGGCTGATGTCGTGATCGTATGTAGCGGTTCCCTTTCGTCCTGTCCAATACCCGATTTATAAAACTTGCTTAAAAATGATGTGACCAGTCCGTACCTGTTGGAGCCGTCCACGGTCATGATCGGATCTTTTATTGTCTGCCCCCGGACTTCATTCTCAGATGTTTCAGAATGGTACTGGATCAGTGTAGGACTGATAAGACACTGTTGGTTGCCAGTTGTGATCGTATGTATTGGATCTTTACAACTTCCACCCGGATGATTCGTTGTGTTAGTTCCCATATACGGAACCAATGCCGCTTCCACAAGCCGGTTATGATCTACGGTTGTAATGGTATCTATTGGTTCATCCGCCTTACTGCCGCTGCCCTGATAATTTCCGCCGTAGGCTTTATCTATAACCGGTGCGAGCATCGGCTCTACGATTCCGAAACCGTGTTTTCCGGTAATTGTCCCCAGCGGCTTGCTTAAACTCTTGCAGTAATCTGACTTCGCTCCACTGTGGTTGACCTGTACGATAAATGGCTCTTCATTATCAATAACGAATTTCTTAAGTCCTTTCGCGATTCTTTCCATCGTCTTCGGGGCAAGCGGTCGCACGGCACGGATACCATACTTTTCTTTGATCTCCTCTGATGTGTCAAAAATGCTCGGACATGGTCTGCTGAAATCAATCTGCGTATATGCTCCAACATACGGCTTTAATAATCCGGCTTTCACTTCCTTGCTGTCTGCCGGTCCGTGTGTCGGTTCCGGCCAGATGATCGGCTTGCCGTCACACCGGGCGATCATAAAAAATCTCTTCCGCATGGTTGGCGCTCCATAGTCAGCCGCCACCAGTTCCCGGAACTGTACCTCATATCCTAAATCCGTAAGCTGCTGTATAAATTTCTCAAATGTTTTGCCCTGCTTTGCTTTAATCGGATGATGCCCTCTGTTCAACGGTCCCCATGTCTTAAATTCTTCCACATTCTCTAACATGATTACTCTCGGTCTTACAAGTCCCGCCCATCGGCAGGCTACCCATGCAAGGCCTCTGATATTTTTATCTTTTGGCTTTCCGCCCTTCGCCTTGCTGAAATGCTTGCAGTCTGGACTAAACCACGCGATTGCCACCGGTCGTCCTTTACATACTTCTACGGGGTCCACATCCCACACATTTTCACAGTAATGCTTTGTGCTTGGATGATTCGTTTTGTGCATTCGTATTGCCTCCGGATCGTGATTAATTGCTATATCCACACTGATTCCGGTTGCCATTTCCATTCCGGTTGATGCCCCGCCGCCTCCGGCAAAGTTGTCAACCATCAGTTCTCCGTTAATCATGGCATCACCCCCGGGAAGTCCCAATCTCTCTTATATCCTCTCAACGATACATGCCATCCTGTATTCTTTTTTACTTCTGGAAAATCATCTGATGGCTGTCTATCTGTAAATTCGATATGGAAAAAATCATATCCGCAATGTTTGTTCACTATACACGGATAGTCTTTTCCCTTATAGTGAAATACCAGGCTCTTACCGACTGCCGGCTTTGTATGACAGATTTCATTGAGTATTTTTCCATCAAAAACATCAAAAAGGCTTACTTGACCTTCACACTCATAATTAAATTTATCTAAATCACTCATTTTTCCGTGTCCCGGCTCCTTTCTTGCCTTACGGCTTATAATCTTCAAATTTTTTTACAGCGGCAAAAACAAATCTCGAATTTACCCATCGTTGCATACGCTTTAAATCATCTTTGGGCTTCAATTTATACTTATCATAGATCATTACATACGGACTATAACCGAGATCACGAAGTGTATATATTCGTTCCAAGTCTTGTTCAATGGTGGTATTGAATCCGCACAGAACATATACCGTCATCTTGCGGTGATTCCACCCGGTAAGTTGCTTAAACATTTCAAATCGTGGAACAATTTTATCTCTGTCCTCATATCTGTCCCATGCGAAATGTATCTGCTTAATCTTCATTTGCCGTATGTATTCTGCTTTTTCCTCTGTCATGATACGAATATCGCAACCTTGTGAAAAATCAATCCATGCTCCACTGTCAATAAGCTGCTGGCTTAATTCTCTCCAGTCTCGACAGGCAAACATATTCGGATCAAGCAGGACAATATTTTTCTGACCATTCCAAAATTCTGACAGATCCGCAACCTTTGTAGAGCATTTGCCCTCTTTCTTCCCCACGATGCAAAAGTCACATCCACGCGGACATCCTCTTGTCAGAAACCCATATGCTGTATCTTTACACAAATCTGGGTAAAGGCTATAGTCTGGATAAATATGCTCAATTTCTTTTGGAAGAGGATCTCCACCGTCCGGATAATGGTATCCAGTGCCACCTCTTATTATCTCCCCACCACATACCGGATGCGGATAATCTGGGGTAAAGGTAAACACTTTACTCATGTATACCTTGTCCGGCGGATTTTGCCATGCAGTCAGTGGTTCATACCACTCAACCACATCCCCTTTCTTCTTATGCCAAGCAGACAACTTCATAAGAGGCAGACTGGGGAAATTATGTCCATCAACATCAATTAACGAAATTCTCATATAAAATCCTCTAGGCTCATCTGCCCCTTGCAATTACCACCGATCGTGGATGGATCCCAGCCAACTCCAATGTAGTCTAAGACTTTTGCCCATCCATAATCGTTGCCTTTTGCATCCTTACACATGTGGAACATCAGATAATCCCATTCTTTCGGATTGCTCTCATGCAACAGATCAAATCTGTGAGGGCGTTTCTCTATGTGGATTCCAAACCCACACATACTGCATCCGGTACGCTGTGCTTTGGTCGTGTACAACGTTCCATCTGGTTTTTTCTCGATGGTTCCATAGATTTCCGGAATGATGCTGTCAGGCATCTTAAAACTATTTGACAAGCAGTTTTCTTTTAGTAACTTTTCATGATATTTTTCTTTAAGACCCTCTTTCCAGAGTGCGTCCATCTCCAAAGCAAGTTGTAAAATATCCTGCCGATGGAAAATGGCAAACGGTGCTGATCTGATAGTTGATTTTCCAAAGTAATTGCACCCATTCATTCGCAGGCTTCTTGCACGTCTGCCGCCCTCGGATGCCATTAAACCAAGATACGGTACACTGTTATGCTCCTTACCCCAATCATCACAGTTCTTTTCTTTGAGGTAGTAACAGCATTTTGATGACACTTTGAAATCCGGTTTTTCATAATCACATCCTTCGTTCTCATTTTCATATCCACCAAACAATTCAAGCCACTTTTGCTTTAACTGCATTTTGGAATTTTTTTGCCAGCCGCCGTATGCTCCAGTCTCTCCTGTTATGATTGCATGGCGCACTGTTTTATTTTTCTCGGTAGGATTCTGCAGCAATTCAATCTTTCCTGCTACCTCCTTTGATATAACCGGAAACCCAAACTCCTGTATGACCCTTGGCTTTGTCCAGTAAGTCCCATCCTCCCTTTTCAGTGGTGGCACATTGATGATTCCAAGTGCTTTATGTACTCTCTGAATGCTCTTATCTTCCAGTGTAGATGCACTCACACCTGGAGCATTGATATGGCAGATCTCATGCAGAAACAGATATAAGACGATGCTGTCCAATCCTCCGACAGACACATGATAATTCAATCCTCTGCCATCGCACTCACTTGCAAACTCCTCTGCCCTGATCTGTGCATATTTTCGCTTAAATTCATACGGCTGTTTCTCCTTCTGCATGAAGGTTGCAATCTTTTCTTTCGTTCCAAGCCGCTCCATTCTTTCCTGTACTGATTCCATTTTCCTGTTAAACACTTCCCCTTCCCTAAGTTCATTTTCTATCGTTTCACAAGGAGCAATCCCTCTCAATATCCCGTTTCGGGCAGCTCATCGGACTGGACTTGCAGCCACTATTGATTCTGACCCATATCTTGGTGCAGATATAAATGCTCGGCTTTTTGTACTGGTCCGTGACCAGATGACGGTACTCGCACTCTGCACACTTTGGTATATCAATCCTGTTATTCCTGCATCCCTGTGTAACCTTGCTGGACAATTTACGGCTACGCACAAAGTATGCGACCGTTGTAGGCTCAACATAGATCTGCTCCTCTTCTGCCATGTGGTCAGAAATGTCGGCGAAGGTACAGCCTGCATCCAACAGCTCTTCTAACCTGTCACGGTAACCATCGAGCATACATCCACGCTTTCTTCCGCTCATCTAACCACTTCCCTTCCGCAAGAGGTTCTTTTCCAAGGCATCATAGTCATAATTGCGCTGTTCAAAATTGCAAAACCTATTTCCGTTGGTATTATTGGGTTTGGCGGCCATATCCTTCCGCGCCCAGTTTCGCATTGCAGCTTTCCAGTCTTTCATCTTGTTTTTCCCTACCATCCACCCGTTAGAGGTGTAGTAATTCATAAACCTCTCAACATCAACATCCGTGTACCCTTTTTCCTGACAATAGTCCATCACATCCTGTTTTGTGGGCGGCGTGAAACGCACCACACTATTATCATTATCCTTATCCTTTACCTTTACCTTTTCCTTTACATTATCCTTTTCCTTAGGTTCTGCTTTGGTTTTATCTTGGTTTTGGTTTGGTTTGTCTTTGGTTATTTCTTGGTTATCGTTTGCTTTTGGTTTGGTTTCATCTTGGTTATCGTTTGGTTTATCTTTGGTTACAGGTCTGCCACCTTTGGTTCCGTTTTGGTATCTCTTGTTATTAGCATCTATCTGTGGCTTCGCCATTAAAAAGATCGCCGTATGCACTCCATGTTCCTCTGGGATCACACCATCCAACCCATAATTAATAACTGCCCACAGTGCCTTTAACTGCTCCTCCTTTGGAAGAGCCTTGATCGCTTCTGCAAAGCTGCGGTAAAAAACAACACTTTCTCTCATTTCCCACCGCCTATCACATCAGAGATGCTTATTTGATTACGCTCCAGTTCATTGTTTTGGCATTTTAAGTATTTATCTATTTCAGATACCTTTTTACGATTCGTAAGGGTTCTGTGGTTTTCCTGTGCCCGGTAAAGTCTTACCAAATGCATCTCATCATATGCCGGCTGAAAGTATCCTTTTCCGTCCTGCATATTCAAAATGGGATGTTCCCGGTTACATTCTTCCTGGATCATATTTCTTATTTTCCGGTCGGAAAGTCCTGTTAAAATAACAAGCTGCTTTCTAGTTACAGCATTCTTATGTCCGACCGGTATGTAATCAATGATTTTCAATTACACCACCTGCTTTCGTGATCGTGACCTCTGTCCGTGGGTTTTCTCTGTCATACAGTACCCGGCTTCCATCCGTGCTTACGATAATCTTGCAGTTATCATCTGCTATGACGTTATATTTAACTAAAATGTCATGTAATGCCTCATGAAGATTCGTAAGGTCTACCCGATGGCGTGTCGGCATGTAATAGACAGCCTTGACATTTATGGGATAATCAATCTGTTTTGTATCCGGCATATATTTTTTACAGTCTTTCTCATATTTCAAATATGCCTTAGATGGCAGTATCATAGGTCTGTTTTTGCAGACCACGATCCTCTGGCTGTTCTTTTTCGTGATCGGCTTTCCAAGGATCGTAAACATTAATTTTTCCATACCGCTCCTTTCCCCTCTGCCATTTGGCAGAGGCTTTTATTTGCGTGATATATTACCGATAAAGAGTTTCTTTCGTACACACCCTCAAGTGCACAGGTGTTTCAACCTAAGTATGATTTTCCAAAGATTCTTCTAAAATCTTCCCTGCTTCCATAATGGCTTTCAAAATATTTCTGTGCCATTGTTTTGAGCTTTGTGTCTATCAATTTTGCCCCCTGCCCTGCGTGCACACCATTGGGATGCAGATCCGGCCGGAGTGGTATAACAAAGCCATATTCTTCACTATGCTTTCTATTAGGATTTCCACCGAAGATATGATGCCTCTCCACCGGAGATGCCCCAGTAAAATAGCAGTGGTCCATATCATCCGTAAAAACGCTCCACAGTTTTTTGCTCATAAGTTCCACTCCTGCTTCATACGCATCAGTTCATTCGGTGTAGCTGTTTCTATCCCCAATTCTTTTGCGTCTGCAACCGTTCCATCAATCAATGCCGACATTTCCTTTGTGTCGTATGTATGGCTGCCGCGATAGACTTTATAAAATGTAGCTGCCGCTTCGTATTTAACCGGAATACAATGTATACTTTCCTGCTCCCACATAAATTCTTCCGGAGCATTGGTTTTATAAACCATAATTGAGCCATCCGGTAATAACTGAGGTTGTCCATATCTGCAGATCAGAACATTTTTTGCTTTTGCTTTGGAGATTGTCAATGCCTCTGCAATCTTTCCAACTAACACATGAAAATATGCATTGGCATCCAGCGACCGTTTCCGTGTGTATCTGGTAGCCTTAATTTTGAGCTTTTCATAATTTTTCAACCTGTCATATTCACTTTTTACAAGTTCATTCTCATTGATCTCAAACGTAAGCAAAAAATGATTGGTCTTAAAATCCAATGATGCTCCAACTGCCCGCCCCGTAACTTCCACTAGCCATCACTCTCCTTTTTCCCTGCATTTGCAGCGATCGTGACTTCTAATTTTCTGATCAGGCGATTCCACTGGTTAATGTCCAGTTCCTGCAACGTATCAACATGAAATAATTCCGCAGCACTTTCCATTGTTACATGGGCTTCTTTTAACTTTTCTAATAAGACGGAGTATTTAATATCATCAATCTTCTGCGATGGATACTGTTTAAATACAACGTCCATATTCTGGTTCACTATCTCCAGTTCATCAATTTTCCTATCTGAAGTGTACGAAATCCGATTGACAAAAAACTTATCTCTCGTTGATGTTTTTCCGTTAGAATCCGTCTTAATGTTGCAATAATTGCTTGGGATCCATATATACGGTGCTGTATAAAGCTCACGCCCGATTCCGTGTTTCACACAGGCTCTTTTAAATGCATCCGAAGCTCTTCCTTTTTCTTTTGCCGTATAAGAGGCTGTTCCGACATCTTCTTTTGATATCCACATCTTTTTTTCTGAATCCCATACGGAAATGATGCAATACAAATCTCCATCGATCACTTCATATCTGTCCTGCCATCCGAGTTCTCCAAACTTTTCATCCAGACGTTTTTGCCCATCTCTGGATGTCACATACAAAAGCAAAGACAATCCCTTTTCTGATATCTGCTGCACCCTGCAACTTATCTCATTTGCCTGTAATAAATTTTCCATCTATACCTCCACATTTTTGACCATACCTTTTAGACATTCATCACAGATCTTTATTCCTGTAACCTCATGGTATGTTTCATCCTGAATATGCTCACCACAGCAGTCACACACCGGAAGTCTTTCGAGTTTCTTCTGCTGATCCCACTCGTGGCGAGTCCATAAACCATAATTGTCCACTCCTTTATTCCTCTTCCTTACAGCCTAAGATCAGTTTCAGTTCTTTGGCATTGACATAGTTATCCTCCTGTTTTTCTAAAAACTCAGAAACAATTTTCAATTTTACTGCTCCTTCAACAAGTTCCTTATATTCCTTTGTCGTTAATTTGATCATCTTAAAAATTCCTCCATTTCCATCTGTTTATAATTTGTCGAGAGTATCATTTTACGGAGCACCGCCCTGCGGTCTGTTTTCTGCCGCATTTTTTCAGCACACTCATCACAGATACGTCCCTCTCCGGGATCCAGTGTGCATCCACAGTCCTCGCATTTCCTGTAATAACTCATAAAATCTCCTTTTCAAATCTGATTTCCTGTGCTAAAATACATAAAAATGCTTTATGTATTTTTAGTTGTAATAGCACCGGTTCTCGTCAAAGAATTTAGCGGTGCTATTTTCTTTTCTATGCAACTCATCTACGATTCCCCCTTTCCTTGATTTTCCAATACTTCCCAGGTATAATATCTGTACAGGCACGTCATGCCGAGTACATAACGAGGGGAGGTATGAGTTATGAATATGATTCCTGTAACTTCATCCAACATCCATTCTGTTGGATATGAGGGAACTACTCTAGCTGTTCTTTTCCATTCCGGTGGTTTATATGAATACTATGGTGTTCCTCAATCGGTATACTCGTCTTTAATGAATGCATCTTCTAAAGGCGGATATTTAGCGGCTCATATTAAGGGTGTTTACCGCTACAGAAGAGTTCGTTAATCAACAATGATGAGTACAAGGGCAGGACCATTGACACTGTATTCTTTTTCTTCATATGGATCTGCCCTATGTAACTCCACTCCTTCTCTATTTCTTAATTCTTCTACTAACTCGTATGTTTCAAAATCCTTTAACTCTTTTTTCAATTCTCTTTCACCTTCTTCCAATACTCAAAATATGCCAGTGACAGACCTATCATGGATATACCCCCGCATATTACAGGTTGTCCATCGTAGCCACAGGCGGCTATGATAAAGACTGTCATTCCAAATGTAAAAAGAATGTCTTCTACTCTTCTCATGCTTGTCCACCTCTGACCGCTTCAGCGGTCTACTTAACTTTGATAGCAAATGACCTTGCTGCCTGTTCATTTAATTTTTGCGAAATTTCTCTCTGTTCCTCTTTTGTAAACTCTTCCCAATTTTTAGGTGGTTGATCTCCAATCCTCACATACATATTTACTTTGAATCCGTTTATAATTTTCATTTACACCACCTCCATTACACTGTATGTGATTTTCTTGTCCCATTTTCGCTATTTTTCTGCATTGTCCATAGTTAATACTTCTGCTGCTTGTACTTGTGTGCTTACCGTGCTATCCTTTCTTTACAGGACGTTGCCGCGTCCGAGTATTATGAAAGGAGCTCTGTCATGGAAATTATCGATCCCCTTTCTTCTGCGTTCTCTGTGCTGACTGCTGGATCTTTTTCAGTGATTCTTTTAATTCCACTTCCAGATCCGGTTTGATTTCGCTGTCCAGAAAATCTCTTACTTCCATGTTCACACCTCCTTACGCTGTCTGCACTTTCATCTTCTCCACTCTGGTATCCTCGGCGTGAGAAATGTAACCGGCGATATAATATTTTTCCCTTTCCTTTAAGGTTGGAAATTCAGTTGCAATCTTTTTTAACAGTTCTTTTTTTCTGTCTTCCATAAAAACACCTCCTTGTAGCAACTGCTTGTCTGTATCTTATATTCACATGATACTCTCTTATAGTTACCGTGTCAAGCACTTTTGTAACTTTAATTCACTTTTTTATTGATTTTTTTATACTTGCGTGATATTATAACCACAGGAAGGAGACTTATTATGGAGAAAATAAATGACCGTGTAAGAATTTTAAGAAAAAATCTTGGATTGACTCTTGAAAAATTTGGTAATCGCCTCGGCGTCGGTAAAAATGCTATCAGCCGAATTGAAACTGGTAAAAATGGCGTTACTGACCAGATGATAAAATCCATCTGCCGAGAGTTTAACGTCGATTATATTTGGTTAACCACCGGCGAGGGCGAAATGTTTCAGGATTCAGACGACGCTTTTCTGGAGCAGATAGACAGGATCATGGCAGGCGAGAACGAATTGCACAAGACAATCTTGAAGGGTGCAGCCAGCTTAGACATTGAAGATTTAGAAGTAATAGACCGGATAATACAGAAATTTAAGAAAATTCGTGAAGAGAAACCGTGATGCAGCGGTTTCTTTTTTTGAAAAAATGTAAAAAATTCTTGACTATTGGTTACCAATGGTGTATACTATATACAGATGAAGGAGGAATGGAATTGGAAATACAATATGAAAAATCAGCTGTTAAATATTTAAAAGCATTACAAAAGCCGCAACGTAACTTGATTTTGAATGCTATCGAAAAACTCACTCATAAGCCTGCTGAGGGAGATATAAAAAAGATGAGTGGTTATAAAGATGGTCGTTATCGACTAAGGGTTGGAAAATACCGTATCATTTATAAGTATCTTTCTGATAACGAACTTGAAATACTTTACATCATGGACATTGGAAGTCGAGGGGATATATATAAATAATCCCCTCCAAAGGAGGAAAAAAATGACAAAGACGATTGAAAAAACAGTATCTATGTTAGAAATGCTTCCGGCACAGGAGCAGAATTTTGCCCTTGAATTTGTAAAACGTCTTGTTCTCGCATGGGACCCGGATTATACTAAGCTCACACCATCAGAGCGTAAAAAACTGGAAGAAGCAGAAAACGGTGAATATATTAATGCAAAGGATATTAACTGGGATGACTGAAAAAAGAAAAGCGAATATGATTATTGGAAAATGCGGCGGAAATTCAAGTAAGAATGCTTATAATTGCAAGGTTTCCATTCCTAAGCTATGGGCTGATCAAATTGGAATTTCTCCTGACAACAAATCCCTTTCTCTTGAATTTAACGGGGAATCAATTATTATAAAAAAAGCCTTGTAATATTAAAAGAGGAGAACTATTCAGCTCTCCTCTTTCAAATATAAAAACAACGCCAGTTTATAAATGCGTTTCAAACCTGATTCTGACCGAATGTTTTTGACCAGTCGGTAAATGCTATTCTGATAATCTGTCATAACCCTCTCCCTCCTCTCTACGTTTATTATAGAGAGAGAAGCGGATTTTTTCTACAATTTTTGAAAGATTTCCCGGATATGGGAAATTGTATTTAAAAAAGTGCATCTGACGATTTCTAATTACTTCCAATCGGATTCATAAAGGTCAGATATTCTCATATTCAGAGCTTTTGCGATTTGCTCTAAATGCTCAATTGAGTTCGTTTTCTGACCATTCGCCATCCTGTGCAGTGTTGATCTGCTCACACCACTTAATCTCGCCAGTTCTGGGTATGTGATATTTTTTTCAAACATAATCTCTCCCAGTAAAATTTTCATGATGCACCTCATAACTTATTTTACCCTGTTTTCTTAAAATGCGAAACCAGAAATATATTCCAGTTCCGCATCCCTAATCCTTATCACAATACCTTTAATATCTGCTAGTTTACATCAAATTTCTTTTGTTTTTTGTTGACTATAATAAAATTAAACCCTATTATTAGGATGTAAGGAGAGATTAAATATGAGCGAAGATAAACAGAAAGCTATTTTTTCAAAAAATTTAAACTCCTATGTTACTAAAAGTGGAAAAAACCAATCGGAAATTGCTAAAAACATTCGCGTCTCTCCTCAGACTTTTAATACTTGGTGCAAAGGAATTGCCATTCCACGCATGGGAAAGGTTCAAACTCTCGCTGATTATTTTCATATTAATAAATCCGACTTGATTGAGGATAAGGCAGCAGAACCAGCAACCACTGTAGCTTACTTTGACGTAGATGGATATACCGAAAAAGAACTTGACGAGATTAAGTCTTTTGCCGAATTTATTAAGACAAAAAGAAAATAGGCACATTATTATGGGAGGTAGATATGACAAATGAAGAATATAAGCAATTAATTCTCTTAAAAAAACATTTTTTTGAAGAAAAGATAGAATTACCTATAGCTGGCGAAAAAGCTTCAAATCCAATTCTTGTTTTGTCTGATTCAACAAGAGATACTTTTTTAATTGATACAGATAGAAAAAGCAGTATAACTATTTCAAAAAAGAAACTACAAAACCGGCATTCTAATTCAAATACAATTATGATTCGACTAGAAATAGATTGTAAACCTCATATGTATAGAGATGGTTCTCTTTCATCTCGAAATCATATACACATATTTGACGAAAACTATGGCAATAGAGTATATGATTTAGATGGAGAATATGGTAAGCTATTCTCAAATATAAATGACTTTACAACTGTTTTTATTGATTTTTGCCATATGTGCAATATAAATACAGAAAATGTTATTATACAAGGTGTGATGTGATATGAAAAACAATTTTAAAGATGGATATTTCAAATGGCTATATGATAATACACAACAATTTAATATAA